CGTAGGTTAGGAGCTATCAGTGATATGAACATCTCCGACATGTCAGCCAATGCCCCTGTGGGTACTACGCTGGCGGTGTTAGAGCGTACTCTGAAGCCTATGGCTGCCGTACAGGCTCGTGTTCACTACACCATGAAGCAGGAGTTTAAACTTCTTAAAGCTATCATGGCAGAGCACGCACCCGCAGAGTACTCGTATGAGCCGCTACGTGGAGAGCAGACAGCCCGTAAAGCTGATTATGAGATGGTTGACGTTATACCCGTCAGTGATCCGAATAGCTCTACAATGGCCCAGCGCGTTGTGCAGTACCAAGCAGTGTTGCAGATGTCGCAACAGGCACCCCAGATCTACGACCTGCCACAGCTACACAGGCAGATGATTGAGGTGTTGGGGGTTAAGAACGCTGACAAGCTAGTACCAACCACAGACGACATACGACCTACTGATCCAGTCAGTGAGAACATGAACAACTTGAATGGTAAACCTATGAAAGCGTTTATCTACCAAGACCATGACGCGCATATGGCGGCTCACCAGTCGTTTATGCAAGACCCTATGATTGCTCAAGTAATGGGACAAAACCCCCAAGCACAGCGTATGGCTGCGGCGTTACAGGCACACATAGCAGAGCACTTGGCGTTTAAGTACCGCAAGTCTATGGAAGAGAAGATCGGCGCACCGCTGCCTAATCCTAACGCAGAGCTACCAGAAGATATGGAGGTCAACTTGGCCCGTCTTATGGCTCAAGCAGGCTCTCAGCTTACACAGCAGAACCAGCAGCAGGCGGCACAGCAACAAGCACAGCAGAAGGCTCAAGACCCTGTGGTGCAGATGCAGCAAGCCGAGCTACAGATCAAGCAACAAGAAGTGCAGCGTAAGATGCAGAAAGACCAGATTGACGCGCAAAACGCTCAGATGGACATGCAGCTACAGGCACAGCGGGATCAGATGGACATGCAGGCCAAGCAAGCCGAGCTACAGCTAAAGGCTCAAGAAGGGCAAGTAGACGCGCAGATAAGTCAGGCAGAGCTACAAATTAAACAGCAAGAACTAGAAATAGATGCTCAGAAAGCTGGTGCAAAACTTGCCGCAGATCGTAGGAAAGACAACACCAAGTTGGATCTTGACCTACTTAAAACGATACAGGACACCAACAAAAATAAGGGCCAATAATGGCAACAACCGCTTTAGGCGTGCTAAAGAAGAAAATCGAGGATGACAAATCCTCCGCACTACAATTTCTAAGTGGTGGTGGAGCTAAAGACTTCGCCATGTACAAGGAAACCACAGGCTTAATTCGGGGTCTCGAAGCCTGTCTGGGATATGTAGAAGACCTCTCGCGTGATATGGAGTATGGAGATGAGTGAAGCTGTAGAAACAGTTGAAACCAACGAAGAAGAGTTTGAAGCACAATTACCTACGCCTGTGGGCTACAGGGTATTAGTAGCTATGCCGAAAGTAGAAGAAGCCTTTGAAGGTTCTGAACTACTAAAGTCTGTGACTACCAAGCATCAAGAACAAGTTATGTCGATTATCGGCCTTGTCGTTGATATTGGCGATCAAGCATATAGTGACGTAGACCGATTCCCTACTGGGCCGTGGTGTAAGCAAGGGGACTATGTAATGTTCCGGGCTAACACTGGTACTAGGTTTACTATAGAGGGTCTTGAGTATCGTCTGATGAATGACGACTCTATTGAGGCCGTTGTAGCTGATCCCCGTGGCATTCAAAGAGCATAAGGAGTAAATCATGTCGTTTCAAAAAGTTGAATATTCATTTCCAGACGAAGAGAATGATACTTCTATAGCAGTGGAGGATTCCGGTGCCGTCGAAATTGACCTTTCTGGCGCAAAGAGTGCAGACGAGTATGCGAATACTGATGTCGAATCTGAAGCACCAGTTGAAAAAGAAACAGAAGCACTGGACATCGAAGTTGTTGACGATACGCCAGAAGATGACCGTGACCGTAGGCCATCTAAAACACCGGCTGATGTCACGGACGAAGAGTTGGAAAGCTACTCAAAAACAGTGGCAACCCGAATTAAACACTTGGGCAAAGTCTACCACGACGAGCGTAGAGCCAAAGAGGCAGCCCAGCGAGAACGACAAGAGTTAGAAGCTCTAGCCCAGCGGCTAGTTGAAGAAAACAAGTCGTTAAAGGGTGATGTGGGTAATACCCGTGAGGCACTTCTTGAGCAAGCTAAGGTTGTTGTAGACTCTGAACTTAACGGCGCAAAGATAGCATATAAGGACGCATACGAAAGTGGTGATGCGGATCGTCTGTTATTAGCGCAAGAAGAGTTAACTAATGCTAAAATAAAGTCAGATAAGCTAGAAAACTTTAGATTACCGGCTTTACAGGAAGAAGAAACTCCTGTACAACTCAACCAAACACCAGCCCCGGCTCGTGATCCCAAAGCGGAAGAATGGGTAGCCAAGAACTCTTGGTTCCATACCGACGATGAGATGACTGCATATGCCATTGGGGTACATCAAAAATTGGTTAAAAACGGAGTTAATCCGCAAAGTGACGAATACTACGAGGCTATTGATGCCCGTATGCGAAAAGTATTCCCCGAAGAATTCGAGGGTCAGATAGTTGACGAACCTAAAACTAGACGACAGACAAATGTGGTTGCACCCGCTACGCGGAGCACAGCACCTAAAAAGGTGACACTAACGCAAACACAGGTAGCTCTTGCCAACAGGCTTGGAGTTCCACTTGAAGAATACGCCCGACAGGTTGCCCTAGAAATGAGGAAAGTATAATGGCTGATAACAGAATCAAACGTGACAGCGACACTCGTGAAACAAACACACGTAGACGCTCTTGGCAGCGCCCAGAGGTATTACCCTCACCTACGCCAGAAGCTGGATACGAATTTCACTGGGTACGTGTAGCCACGCAAGGTCAGGCAGATGCTACCAATGTTTCCTCGAAATTACGTGAAGGTTGGGAACCCGTTAAGGCTTCAGACCATCCTGAGATCACTATGGTTAATGTAGAGCATGAACGCTTTGCAGAAAACGTAGTCATCGGTGGGTTAATGCTATGTAAGGCTCCAGAAGAGCTAGTAGCAGAACGTACTGATTACTATAACAACCAGACAAGATCCCAGATGCAGTCTGTAGATAACAACCTGATGCGTGAAAATGATCCAAGAATGCCTATATTCAACGAGCGGAAAACAACCGTATCGTTTGGTAAAGGCGGCTAAAACTTAATTTAGGAGTCCTATCATGGCTACTACTGCTGCACCTTACGGGCTAAAGCCTGTAAAACGCGCTGACGGTTTACCATACGCTGGCGCAACTTCTTCGTACCTAATCGACCCCGCTGGGGAAGGTACTAACATCTTTTATGGACAAGTAGTTCATATCGGTGCTGACGGGTACATTGCATTGTCAACAGCTACTGGTGCTGACGGCACTACTAACGCACTCCCTACTGGAACCACTTTGACTGGTTCTTTAGGTGTTTTCGTTGGTTGTTCGTACATCAACGCTCAAGGCCAACAAATCTACGGTCAATACTACCCAAGCGGCACCACTGGTGTTGTTGAGGCGTATGTTGTAGACGATCCAAACGTATTGTTCCAAGCTCAACTGGATGGCGCTGCTGACCAGTCTGACATCGGTGCTAACACGTTTTTCGCTGCTGCTCAGTCTACCTCTACTGGTTCTACCACTACAGGTAACTCTACTAGCGCGTTGGATGCTACTACCGTAACAACTACAGCGGCCTTCCGCATCGTAGCGGCTGTATCACCTATTGGTGACGCATACCCAGATGTGTTGGTTAAAATTAACCCCGGATATAGCAGCATGACAAATGCTGTTGGCCTATAATTTAAGGAGCTGAATAATGGCTATTTCACGCGCCCAACTCCTCAAGGAGTTACTACCCGGACTTAACGCACTTTTCGGTATGGAATATGCGAAGTACGGTGAAGAACATAAAGAGATTTTTGAATCTGAAAGTTCTGATCGCTCCTTTGAGGAAGAAGTAAAATTGTCTGGTTTTGGTGCTGCCCCCGTTAAAAACGAAGGCTCCGCTATTGACTATGACAATGCACAAGAAGCATTCACTGCTCGTTACACTCACGAAACCATTGCTATGGGCTTCAGTGTCACTGAGGAAGCTATTGAAGATAACTTGTATGACTCATTGTCATCTCGTTATACCAAGGCTCTCGCACGCGCTATGGCTTATACCAAGCAGGTTAAAGCTGCCACGATCCTAAATGGTGCCTTCTCTGGTACTACTTACGGTGACGGTAAAGCATTGTGTGTAACTGACCACCCATTAGTTGGTGGTGGCACTAACTCAAACCGCCCTGCTGTTGCTGCTGACCTTAACGAGACTTCTTTAGAAGCCGCCGTTATCCAGCTTGCTGGTTGGA